AGCCACTACTCCTGGTGCTTTTCTTAATTTTGGTGGCACCAATATATACAAGTCTGCACAAGTTGAGCAGATGGGTCGTTTATTTTGTAGCGGATCCGTTCATCCCGGCGACCACTTTATTTTTACTGACGCTTGGCATCCAGGCATTATAAATTTAAAGTACATGAGTGAACTACTGGGCATTCCAGTAACTACACACGGACTATGGCATGCTGGCAGTTATGATCCACAAGACTTCTTAGGACGTCTTGTTGGGGATAAGCCTTGGGTTAGACATGCTGAACAAAGTTTCTATCATGCTTTCGACCATAACTACTTTGCTACAACATTCCATATTGAAATGTTTGGTAAAAACTTACTAGGCAAAGGTGGTTACGTCCCAGAAGCTAACGTAACAGGCAAAGTTGTACGCACAGGTTGGCCTATGGAATATATGGCAGATACTCTGCTTATGTATAAGAACATGCCCAAGCGTGATCTTATTTTATTCCCACACAGAATCGCACCAGAGAAGCAAGTCGAAATTTTTAGAGACTTAGCTACACACTTACCACAATACGAATTTGTAGTGTGTCAGGATCAACAACTAACAAAAAATGAATATCATAATCTGTTAGGCGAAGCAAAGATGGTGTTCTCTGCTAACTTGCAAGAAACACTAGGCATTAGTTGGTACGAAGGCGCAGTAGTAGATGCTATTCCTTTAGTGCCAGATAGACTAAGTTACACTGAAATGGCATTTGATAATTTCAAATATCCAAGTGAGTGGACTGAGTCATTTGAAGCATACACACAACACAGACCGCAACTATGCAAAGTGATTATTGAACATATGGAAAACTATCGTACTAGAATTCCTATGATTCATAAACAAGTAAAATCCTTGCATGACAATTTCTTTTCAGCGACCGAACTACTAAAGATGTTAAAATGAAGAAAATCTTTTTGAACTGGTTAGAACGAATCGGACGCAAGCGTATAGTAATGGATCGTCAAAGCAACGAGCCGTATCTAGAACGCTACTATCTATTCCTAAAGGATAGAACTAAGTTTCCGTTCAATATCTTTCTACACCATTTCTTAAAAGGCGATCCAGATGATGTTCATGATCATCCGTGGAGTTACTTCACTATTATCCTTAAAGGCGGATATTGGGAATACATCCCACAGTTTAACAGCGAAGGTAAGAAGACTTGTGAAATTGGTAAATGGCGTGGCCCAGGGCACTTCCGTTTATGCAAGCCTACAAGTTTTCATCGTATTGAGTTAGACACTAGTGTTGATTGTTGGACATTGTTTATGCCGGGACCACAGAAACGAGAATGGGGATTTCTCGTTAAAAATAAATGGATTCCAAATGGCGATTACCTTACCCACAAATAGTATATCAAATACAGTGACTCTAAACACTGGAGCAATATCCGGATCATATTTAACATCAGGCGCAACAGTTACAGGTTATAACGGTACATCGAGCAACACAATTAGTTGGGCTCCTCAACCTACTAATTTTGTAAGCAGTGGTGGTAAGTCTATTATGACAATACCACACGGTGAACAAACAGTCGTTTTAGAACAGTCGGCAACATTAGATGTCAAAGGTACAGTAGTAATTAATGGCATTGATTTAGAAGAACGGCTAAAGACAATTGAAAGAGTCTTGGCAATTCCAGAAAGAGATGCTACAATGGAAGCTAAGTATCCCAGTCTAAAGAAAAAGTTTGATGACTACATTAACACTTTAGAAAAGTATAGAACATTTGAAAGAGTAAAAGGAGATGATAATGAAACTACATGAGTCAATTGCACACACAAGAAAAGAGATGACTATTAAAGAAAGCGAAGCCTTTCGAGTTAGAATGGTTAAGCACGAAGTTATTAGTCCTGTGGGATTGTTTAGCTTAGATCTTATCCAAGAAAGCTTCAATAAGGAAGGTGAGATTTTTCAAACTAGCACTTATAATTTCTTTATGACTAAAGACGAATTGCAATCACTTGCATACGGACTAACTGCATGAAGAAGGTCTATTATAGTTGGTCAATGATTGAAGGCGCAGTATTAGATATTGCTCGCCAAATGTCATTGCATAATTGGAAGCCTGACTACATTGTAGGCATTACCCGAGGTGGTGCTATCCCAGCAGTATTGCTTAGTCAGTATACAGGCATCCCAATGCGTCCATTAGAAGTTAGTCTGCGTGATGGCGGTAATTGTACTAGCGATCTAGGCATGGCTGAAGACGCTATCGGAGCAGTTCCGTCTGATCAAACGCACATATGGGGTAACCATAAGCACGTAGAAAGACTTAAAAAGAAAATCCTTATTGTAGATGATATTAACGACCAAGGATCTACAATTAATTGGATTAAGAAAGATTGGCCAAGTGGCTGTTACCCAGACGATTCTGAATGGGATCAAGTGTGGGGAGACAACGTTCGCTTTGCTGTCTTAACGCACAACATGTCAAGCACGTTTAAAGATCCAGACTATTATGTATGGACTGTAAACAAAGCAGAAGAAGACTGTTGGTTAGTTTATCCTTGGGAGGAATTTTGGAAATGATTAAATCACTATTAAAACTTATTGTAGGCATTGCCTTAATTGTTGCTGTTATTGTAATTGGACCGCTGGCAGGTATCTGGAGTTTGAACGTACTGTTCCCTGTACTAGCAATTCCATATACATTTGAAACATGGGCGGCGTTCTTATTAATATTCGGTAGCGCAACTGGATTGCGATTTGGGTCTAGATAATGAGTGACATTACTATTCAAGATCTACAAGAAAAGATCAAACTAGTAAACAAGGACATCGAGTCATTACATACGTCAGGCGATGCAAGTCGCAAACTTGAAATGCTCAATGAATATAAAAAGTACTTAGAAGACGAAATTAAATTCTTAAAAAATGAACAGCGATCTGGAAAAAGCCCTAAGTGAAGGCACTGCTCCCTGGAAAGAAATAGAATACCGTTGCAAGGAATTTTGGGTATTTAAAGATGGTTATCCGGTCTCGGATGGCCATTTACTTTTTGTACCTACATCAATTAAAGGCGACAATCTATGGGAGTGTTTTAAGGCAGCATACAAATTTGGATTTGACGGGGTTGCTTCTGAAAAGTGGGAAGGATTTAACGTAGGACAAAATGTAGGCGAAGTAGCTGGACAAACTGTAATGTACCCACATGTTCACATGATACCCCGTAGATCAGGAGATGTTAAAAATCCCCGTGGCGGTGTAAGACACGTTATACCTGATAAGGCTGATTATGTCAAATGAACTTGAGGTTATTGTTAATTGGAAAACTATTAGCAATGAAACTACTGATTGGAACTTAATCTGTGCCGATGTTGTGGAAGTGTTTGGACTACCCGGGCATCGATTTAACTATCGTCCAACTGTTAATTTTATGACGTTTATCTTTAAAACTAAAAAGGATGCAGACTTATGCAAAGTACTACTAAGCGATCGGCTGTAAAGTTTTGAGCAAAAAATGTGTCCTATGACTTGCAAAAACCTAAATAATAATGTATAATAACTTATATGCCAATCCACTGGCTTATCATCGGAGAAATATAATTGGATAACAGTAAAAATCTATCGCAAGTTATTCGCGATAAAATGAAAAGTGATAACAAACGCTTCTGGGCAGGCGACAACATCTCTGACTATCTTGACGAAGATGGCTACGACAAAGAACAATTAATCAACGAAGCAACTGTAGCATTTGAACAAGTGCTAGATGCATTGCTTATTGATCGAGAGAACGATCCCAACTCTAAAGGCACAGCACGTAGACTTGCCAAGATGTACTTTAATGAAATTATGGAGGGCAGATATGTCCCAGGACCAGACGCAACAGCGTTTCCAAATGACTCGCAGGACCGTTACGAAGGTATGTTGGTTGTTCGTAGCGAGCTTCGCTCTATGTGTAGCCATCATCACCAACCCGTTACTGGCGTTGCTTATATTGGCATTATTGCCGCTCAGAAACTTATCGGACTCAGCAAATACACACGTATCGCCCAGTGGTGTGCAAGACGAGGTACTCTCCAGGAGGAACTTTGTAATGACATTGCTAGGGAAATCAGCAAAGCAACCGACTCAGAAAACGTAGCAGTATACATTCAAGCAGTACACGGATGCTGTGAGAATCGCGGTATTATGGCACATTCTAGTCTTACACAGACTACTGTACTTAAAGGCACGTTCAAAGATGATCCCCATACAAAGAAAGAATTCTTTGACAACATTAAACTACAACAGGAGTTTGCACCAAGATGAATTCAGTAGACATGATGCACGAGCTCATTAACAGAGCAAAGAACTTACAAGAGTTTACTATTACTACAGACGTACCTGAAGATTTTCGATTCAACGGCGTTATACCGTTTGATATGGAAATCAAAGAAGGTGTTATCTATGCTAAAGTTTTTGGCATTGATTTTAACGAAGCAGTTGCAACATTTGATGCATACTTGGAGACATGTAAGTGAATCCGCAAACTCCAGCAGAAGGTATTATGTTGTATAAAGATTACGGTCCTAGCAAGATGTATAGAGTCGGCTGTGAATGCGGTTGTGATGACTGTAGCCATATGGTTGATGTCGATGCAGACGAAACAGGTGTTACTGTAACAACGTATACTACACAGAAGACTAACTTCTGGAGTAAGAATCGTTTCCAGCTTATGTGGACTTTACTAACCAAAGGGTATGTAGAGTATGAAGCATCGTTAATTATGTCCAAACAACAAGCTCTTAACTATGCTAATGTGTTAAACTCAGCAGTTAACGATGTTGAACAGTTTCAAGCTGTTCGAAAATCTAATCAAGAATTGATTAATAAAGTAGCTAGCAGACTAGCAAGAGAAGGTGATTGCGAATGAGCAAAATTAAAATAGCAGAATTGTTTTATTCAATTCAAGGTGAAGGACGCTATATGGGCGTCCCGTCTGTGTTTCTACGTACATTCGGTTGTAACTTTAAATGTGCCGGCTTTGGCATGCCTAGAGGAGAACTAAGTACAGAAGCTGAAGACATTGCGTATACACACATAAACATTGAGGCATTTCAAAAGTATGAAGAACTTCCTTTGGTTTCTACGGGTTGTGATAGTTACGCTAGCTGGGATCCTCGTTTTAAAGACCTTAGTCCAATGCTCACTTCAGACGCAATCGCCGACAGAATCGCGGAAATTATTCCGTTTGGAGAGTGGCGGGACGAGCATCTAGTTATCACAGGCGGTGAGCCATTGCTAGGTTGGCAACGTGCTTATCCCGACTTGCTAGATCATCCTAAGATGGCAGGATTGAAAGAGATTACATTTGAAACAAACGGTACTCAGAAACTAACTCCGGAGTTTAAAGAATACTTGCGAGATTTGGTATGGCGCAGTTCCGAGAAAGAAATTACATTTAGTGTTAGTGCCAAACTTCCATGTAGTGGCGAGAAGTGGGAAGACGCTATCTGTCCAGAAATTGTTTGCGAATATGAAGATGTCGGCACAGCATACTTGAAGTTCGTAATTGCTACAGAGCAAGACTTTGAAGATGCTCAACGTGCAACTGAAGAATATCGTGCGGCTGGTTTTCGAGGACATGTTTACCTAATGCCAGTAGGCGGCGTCGAAAGTGTTTACGCACTAAACAATCGTACAGTAGCAGACTTAGCTATGAAACACGGCTTGCGCTACAGTGATAGATTGCAAGTGCCGTTATTTAAAAATGAGTGGGGAACCTAATGTTAAAGAAGTTTATTAGAAAAATCACAGGGCTTGAAGCGTTAGATCGAGCCAAAGAGCAGGCAATGGAGGAAGCAAAGGCGGCTGTTAAATTGGCTGCACAAGCACAGGCTGAACTGGAAGCTGCCAAAGCGGCTGAGGAGGCAGCTAAACTGAGCCCAAAAGAACGTGCCACTGCCCAAGGGATGCCTTATGTAGCTGTTTTAGATACACACGTTAATAAGGACAATGTCAGAAATGGCTTTTTTGAGCTTGACTGGAATGACTTGTTTGTAGTACAATTGAAACAAGCTGGCTATGGGTATGATGGCGATCCAGATGAAGAAATTGTAGACCGTTGGTTTAGAGATTTGGCTCGTAATATCCTAGCAGAAGAAGGCCAAGACCCTACAAGAGGTGCTGGTTATATTAACGTAACAAAACTTGCCGGTGGCAAAGCGGAAGCAAAATGACATACATTATAGTAGATACTGCTAACACATTTTTTCGTGCTAGACACGTAGTACAAGGGTCATCCGACATTAAACTCGGCATGGCCTTTCATATTACATTTAATAGCATTAAGAAAGCGTGGCAGGACTTTGGAGGCAAACATGTTGTGTTCTGTCTCGAAGGTCGCAGTTGGCGCAAGGACTTTTATAAACCGTACAAAGCAAATCGTGCGGCTAGTCGTGCGGCGCTTACACAGAAAGAACAAGACGAAGATAAACTATTCTGGGAAGCGTTTGACGAGTTTAAAAAGTTCATCGAAGAGAAAACAAACTGCACAGTACTACAGCATCCTCGCTTAGAAGCTGATGATTTGATTGCAGGCTTTATTCAAGCACATCCAAACGAAGACCATGTTATTATTTCAACAGACAGCGACTTTCATCAGTTGTTGGCAAAGAATGTTAGACAGTTCAACGGTGTTGCAGAAGAAACTCACACACTAGAAGGCATCTATGATAAGAAAGGCAAACTAGTCTGCGACAAGAAGACTGGCGAACCTAAGACTGTTAATCCAGAATGGCTACTATTTGAAAAATGTATCCGCGGCGATACTAGTGATAACGTCTTTAGTGCTTATCCCGGTGTTCGAACTAAGGGCAGTAAGAACAAAGTAGGTCTTACAGAAGCGTTTGAAGATCGCAATAGTCGTGGCTATTCGTGGAACAATCTCATGCTTCAGCGTTGGACCGACCATAACGGTGAAGAACATCGTGTATTAGAAGACTACGAGCGTAACAAGCATATTATTGATCTAACAGCTCAACCCGACGATATTAAAGAGTGCATTCGAGAAACAATCGATGCAGGCGCAGTCCCTAAAGAAGTTACACAAGTTGGCATTCGTATGCTCAAGTTCTGTAATGCTTGGGACATGAAAAAGATTGCCGATAACATTCAGCAATATGCAGAACCGTTCCAAGCAAAGTATCCAGAGAAATCTGTAACAATGCGTAAACTTACTCAGGAGTATTAAAATGGCTACATGGCTACTATCACCACAATATAAAAAATCAGCCGTTGAGAAGATGTTCTTCTACAAAGACGGTAAAGTTATTACTATTGAACAAGGCTTCCGTTGGGGCACCTTTACAGTTCAATCCGACGAACGCCCGCTAACTGACTACGAACTAAAGAACGAAGACGGTTACGAACTAGGTTGTATTGATAACGACGAGTCGTGGGAAATGTGCGATATGAGTGACGGTTGCTGGTGCGACATTGAAATCGGCAATGACAAAACTACCAGTACCGACTTAGAAGAGTTCCAAGCGGCTTGGGATGCAGATTGGTATAGCGGTGTTGAGGAATTAGGCTGGACTAATGATGACACAGAGTACTTCTACTACGGGCCATTAGCATTAACTAACGAAGATACTGGCGAAGAGTTCCTTGGTGAGCCAGAAGAAGCTGTATCAGTTAGCGGTGTCCCTGTACAGTCTGAAGAAGAACTAATTAAAGAACTTGATACGTTACTAGATACTATGCCAGAAGAAACGCTAGAAGTTACTGATTGGTTCCCAGTAACAGTTAACCCTGTACGCAATGGCACTTACGAGGTTCTAAATAAAGAAGGTTCTAGTTGGCCGTTTCCTACTAAAGCCGAGTGGAACGGTAAAGCATGGAGTACTGATGTAGCAGAATGGCGTGGGCTTACTAAAGATCCGGAGGCATAATGGCCATTAAGTGTGATTACTGTATGAAAGACGTAACACCGGATTGTGATTGGCGGCAAGGACGATGTCCTTATCGTCCTCCACTAATTAACCCACACAGTTTTAGATTTTATAATCTAATACAGTTTATTAAAGGACTATTTAAATGATTACCAAAGAGAAGTTAGAACATCATATTTTGCACTTGCAAGAGAAGCATGATAATCTAGACAAAGAAATTAAAGAATTAGAAGCACATCACACAGACAGTTTGAAAGTAGAAACACTGAAGAAAATAAAACTCAAACTAAAAGATGAAATCGAAGGGTTTAGAAAACAACTATGACAGAAATACACGCAAAACCGATTGTTGACGGTAAGTTCTGGATTGTAGAACAAGATGGCGAAAAGATTGCTACCCTACATAAGAAAGAAAACAACAAATTTGTATTAAGCAGTACAAGCGGTGAAGTGATGTTTAACAAAAAAGATGAACTAACTAAGCAATTTGGTAAGGAATTCTTTCTAACTAGTACTAAGGTTAAAGTTACTGCATCAGAACCTAACGAATGTCACGGCTTTCCAACAAGTTGCAAGCCATATAATGCAATGTATGATGTTAGACGCAAGTTACCATTGTTTACTAAGAGCAATGCTAGCAAGAGTTTGTATTGTGCAGGCTACTATGTTATTAAGTTTGACAAGGGCTGGGTAAAGAGCTTCTGTCCTAAAGCAATTACTATTGAAAGATACGAAAGCAAAGGGCCGTTTAAAAACGAACTAGAAATGAAGGCGGTATTGGCAAATGCAAAATCAGATTAATACTACTCCAATTTCAATGTTTATCCAACAAGTGCGTTCAGCAGAGCAAACTGGGGCTAAAGTAGTGTCCATGGATCTTATGAAGGCACGTATGCTAGCACTTGCTCTAGCAGAAGTACTTGAAAAACAGAACAGAGATTACGAAACAATGTACAATCAGCTGAAAAATAGCGTAGGTAATGAAGTTATCAGCGTTGAGTTCGACGGCGGAGGTTTTAGCGACTCGAAATAAGAGATAAATATATGCGTATATAATTGAGGTTACGCATATGAGTCGTCCAAAGCCAAAGATACTGTTAGAACACATTAGTAAAAAAACGTATAAAGCAGAACAGGTCCTAGAAGCGGAAGCTATCTGGGCTGTTTTCTATAAGAACGAACCGTTTAACTTAAAGAGTTTTAACAGTCTTACTAGCTATCCTGGTCCTAAATACAAAAAAGTGTCATTTAGCAATCCAGGACATGCACACAATCTAGCTAAAAAGCTAAACCTAACATTCGGCACTGAAGACTTTCAGGTTGTTATGTTAACCCAGGGAACTATTGTAAAATGATATCCCGTGATGCCTACACTAAAATATTCTTACAACAATGGGGTAAGAGTACAGATGACGCCAATCTAAAGATATTTGGACGCAAGTGGTGGCAATCCAATCGCACTAACAAGCAAAATGCTTACCGACTAA